CCAGAGCGATGGTTTCGTGGTTGTACCGAGCGGTCCATGCTTCCTGCGCATTGTCATAAGCAATGGCAGAACCTTCCGGCTTGACCGGAGCGGCGCTGAAGCCAGACAGCTTGGTTTCTTCTTCAAAGCTACGTTCCGAGGTCTCGGTTTCGTAGATTTCCTTATGCTCCTCGCCATACTTGGCGTACTCAAGACCAAACAGCGCATTCAGGCCGGGCAGGAGTTCCTTGAGTAGTTGGGCACGAGAAATAGCCATGTTGTGTTACTCCTTATCAGGCGGTAGCGGTGGCGTAGTAGTACTCGTGCTGGCCATGGTTGAGCTTCACCAGAATCTCGGGGAACTGGGTGAAGACCAAGGTTGCACTAGCGGCAAACGCGGCGGACGGGGCTTGGTTCAGAACGAACGAAGTCGCGCCTTGCGTAGCAGCCGTATCTACGAACGAGCCAGACGGGATGTAGTTACCGTTGGAATCCAGCGAACCAACGTCCGTACCAACCGGCAGAGCGAAAGGCAGAGCCGAGCAAGTAACGGTAGCGGTGGAGATGCTGGTATACGTAGCGGTACCAAGCGACACAGCGGTATCCGGCACCAGACCCAGTACGCGCAGCGGCAGAGCAGCCGTCGTAAGAGGGGTGTTGTCGGGAGCCAGGACTGCGTTGCGCGAGTCGCCCGTCGAGGTGAGGCCAGCGTTGTTGATCATGGCCAAGTTTTGACCGATCATGGCGCGAGCGCCCGATGCCACAGTGGTGCCAGCCGAGCAAACCACAGCCTTAAACACTGCGTCAGGATCGTCAGAGACGATTGCCACAGCGTCACCAGCAGCGGTACCGGCGGGCCAGTACTGGGTGAACTGCTTCTGCTTGGTCACCGGATTGGTAAACGAGCAGCCGAGGAAGATGCCAACGAGCGTTCCCTCAGCGCCGGTCTCAACCGTAACACGTTGCAGATTGCCGCGAACCAGACCAACACAGTCACCATAGAAGATGTTGGTGTTGTAACCGTTCGCAATTGCGTATTCACGAGTGGAACCCGCGAACACCTGACCACCGATCAGATTGATCGGCTTTAGCCCGTAAGGGGCCGAAATGACAGGGTAAGCCATTTAAGGACTCCTAGAGATTTAAGTGCCTTTGCCAAAGCTGGTCGCGGACTTACGCTCCTTGAAGAGCGGCATACGCGGGTCGCTTTGACGCATGAGACTGTTGTCCACGGCTTCCGTCTGGGCTTGAGTCTGACGAGCGTAAAAGTCATTACGCTGTTTGACGAAGTCCTTCGGGGTTTTGCAGAGCAACAGACCACCGATTTCGATGTTGCCCGCATAACGGGACATCGGATCGATTAGCAGTCGGAATTTGGGTTGTTCCTCGACTGGAACGGGCTCCCAACCTTCACGGAGCTTGGCCGAGAGGTTACGGGGGTCCGCAGCGTTCAGGGTCGAGACGCGAATCCAACGGTATGCGTAGTCCGGGTTCTTGTCCGGCTCAGGCAAAAGTTCGGGCTGCATCCACTGCTTGGGACGCTCCTCTACCGTACGCGTGTCCAACTCACGGGGAAGTCGGTTTTCAGCCATTTTGGGCCTCCAATTTGATCTGTGCTTGAGCGTATTGCTCAGGCGTTAGTCCCAGTTTCTTTGCCAACTGGACCTGACTCGCTCGAAGCTTGATCTTGTTTGAAGACGTGCTACGAACTGCGGGCGCAACAACCGTGCTGGGTTTACCCCGAGCATCGGCCCTTGGCCTCTCTTCCGGTTCCTCGAAAATTTCGGGGAATCGTTTGCGCATTGTTTTGTCCAATGACGCGTAGTATTCATCAGACCCCGCCTCAACACCGTTGCGCACGAGTTTTTGGTGCAAACCCAGTGCGGCAGCGGTCATTTCGTCGTCCTGACCAAACCAAGGATTGCGCTGCTGCCACGACAAAGCCCTGGAATCGGGGGTTGGAACTTGAGGTGCGATCTGCTGTTGTGGGATTTGTACAGGAAACTCTTCTTCCTGTAAAGGGGGTAGTTTGAAACTCTTTGCCTGCATCAACTTCAGGTTTGCCGCCTGAAGTGCCTGCTGAGCCTCGACCAACTTGTCTGCATCGCCCGCCTCATACGCCTCTTTATAGGCGCGTTTGGCGGCTTCGATTTCCAAACTGGCGGCGTTCTGGGTAACATTCACGTACTCCTTCTCGCCTTGGGAGAGGATTTCCTTTATCCGTTTATTTTCGTCAAGCAGCTTTTTGGCGAACGTCAGCGCCTCCTGCTGCTCGCGAAGAGCGGCTTCTTTCTCGCGGCGCTCGTCGTGCCAGACCTTGCGCATCTGCTTGAGCTTGTTCTTGACGCCCTCGTCATAGGCTTCAAGCTCATCCTTCTCAAGCTCCTGCACGAGCTCCTTGGGCATCGGGGCACGGCCACGATCATCTGCGGGCGTATCGTCCTCGATCTCAATCTCTAGCTCGTCGGCCTTCGCCTCGACCTTGGAGTCCTGTTCCGCTTCGTCAGGGAACTTGAACTCGTCTGCGTCCATACCGCCGTTTTGCTTGTTCTGAGCCATCTTGTCTGCTCCTTACTTGCGTTTGATGCCACGGGGATCATCAACAACCCCCTCCACAGAATCATCATTGATGAGCCGGAACTCCCGCCCATGGATGACCAATCGGCTACCGCTGTAGGGCTTGACCAGAATGAAATCACCCTTCTTGCACCACGGCCCGCTAGGGAATCGTTTCTCGTCCTTGTAGCAGTCGGGCCCCAAGTCCACCACGAACAGCACGGTGGTCAGGGTCTCCTCCATGCGAATAGTCTCGTCAGCTTTGACGAGCCCGATTTCACTGTCTTCAAACTCTTTGTCGATCTCAGGGATCGCGCAAAGGATTCGGTATCCAGCGGGCTTGGGCAGTTGTTTGGCTTTCTCTTCGGCAGATGCGTCCGGTCGATACATGCCAATAATCTGCGGGTTACTAGGGTTTGTACCTAGCAGGATTTCACTCATCCGAGTTCTCCAGTTTGGATCGAAGGTCTAGGGTGTATCCCCGCGCGGTGAGAAGACCTCGAATCTCCCCGCACAGTCTCTTGTACTCCTCAAAGCTGGTTGCTTTACCCTCGGCCAAGTGGTCCTTGAGCTGGGCAACTTTCTCGTCCGTTTGTTGGACAAGCAGGTCTAAGGCGTCCATTTATTTCTCCCGCGTCGGCTCGGGCCGCTGTTTACTCTGCGCTTGGCGCATCTGGTGGCGTTCTTGCAGTGCCCGCAGTTGCTCCTCATGGCTCTTGTTCGACAGGTGCTTGAGGACGTCGACGGTCATGTTCGCCGCCTCCATCTCGCGGTCCTTGGTCATCGAAGCCGCAGTCTTGAGCAGGTCGTTCTTCTGCTGCATCTCAGCCGTCTGCTGCTGCGAGGCGATGCGCTCACGCTCAACCTGAATCTGCTGTTGCTTGAGGGCAACATCAGCTTGGTCCTTCTGAGCCTTGCGCTGCTGCTCAGCGGCCTTGAGCTGGAGCTCCTGCATCTGCATCTGGATGAGCGGGTCCTGCGCCTGCTGTTGAGCCTGCTGCTGCGCCACCTCAGACTGGTTCTGGGCAAGCAGCCGCTGAGCGGCCTGCGCCAGCAGCGGAGCAAGCTGCGCCTCGACGCGCGGGTCCATGTTGACGTCGTCGCCCGCCTCGTCCTTCTGCGGGGGCAGCGCCATGCCGAGCTGCTGCTCGATCTGCTTGCGGTACTCGAACCCGAGGTGCTCGTTGATGTGCGCCATCATGGCTGATTGCAACTGCTGCGCCATGGGGTTGTTCTGCAAGAGCGCCATGATCTTGGGGTCCTGCATCGCCGACATGTGCACCATGATGTGTGCTTGGTGGTCCTGATACATGAACGCCTTCACAGGCTTCATCATCAACACATTCTGGTTCTCTGACACAGGATCGGTCGGCTTCTGATCCTCTTCCATCGGGACCAGTTTGTTCGCATCCTTGATGCCCAACACATCGAGCATCTGCCGGTGCAACAGCGGCATGTTGTACAACTGCGGGTTGGCCTGGGCCAACTGGAACACAGCTTGGTACTGCACGATCTTCTGCGCCATCGTCGAGGCGTTCGGATCGCTCACCGGGATCACATCGACGTCGTCGTAATCCGACTTCTTGGCCTTGCGGTCACCCTCACCCGGCTCGTAGTCGTACTCCTCGGGCGTGTAGTCACGGATGATGTCGCGCAGCAGGTCGAGCTCCTGCTTCATCGAGTAGTGGATGCGAGCCTGCACTGCGGACATCGTCTTGAGCGTGCGCTCAAGGATGGCCAGTGTGGTGCCCACCGGAGCCTGGGCCGACATGTCGCTGATCTGGAGATCAGCCGTGTTGGCAAAGCGCCGACCTTCCTCGATGATCCTGTCCATGAGGCCCGCCAGCGTCTGGCTGGGCTCCTTGTATGGCAGGGGCAGCAGGTTGTCGCGGATCGCGCCCGAGGGCACGTCCACATCGCGCCACTCGCCCGGAGAGATGGGCGTGTCGTCGCCCTTGACCCGCATGCCACGGGTCTTGAAGCCACCCGGCAGGTTGGCCAGCGTGCCTGCATCGACCAACTGACGCAGCAGCGACGTGCCGCTCTTGGCGTACGCGCCGATCAGGTGGATCAGACCGAAGTGGTAGAAGCCGAAGCCAGGGATGTAGCCGTAGTGCACAAAGTGCGTGCGCTTGCGGTAGGTTTTATCATCCTGCTTCCAGTTCCTGCGGATGGCCAGTACCTTGCTCGACCCCTTCTCCAGCGTCACGATGTAGGGCAGCTTGATGCCGTCCTCGCTCTCGTACCCCGGCAGGTCCAACTC